CAATTGCCTTTCCACCTAATTTTCTTCCTAATTTTTTTCCAAGACCTTGACTTAACCTACCACCTAAAGCAATACCCATCCTTCTTCCAGCTCTAGAACCACCTCTTCTCATGATGGAATTGGTTAGCATTTTTCTTGCACCAACTTTACCACCTAATCCCATACTTAAAAGACCACCGCCACCTCCAGCTAATCCACCACCACGCATCATACTCCTACCACCTGATAGAAGTCTCTTATAAGCATCATTACCAGAAAAGTCATCATTAGTAAAACCAGAAGCTTCAGCAGCTGCTGTTGATTTCCTTGCTAACTTTTCTGCTTGCTGTTGCTGTGTATTAGCAATTGACTTTTGAGCAGCTGTTTGTTCATCTGTAGCATCAACTAAACTCGTCGTGACCTGCGTTAATTCTTCAATTGCCTGTACTACTTCTCCACTTCCACTATCTCCACCCAATTCAGGAGGAGCAATATCTGCACTTTTAGCAAAGAAATTGCCATCCTCATCTGCCTGCATAGGAATGACATTAACAGTAGCATCTTTAGCAAGCATTTCTGCATCTAATGGTTTATTATTAGATCTAACCTGATTAACTAATGAACCACCATGAATAGAAGATGCATTTACTGCATCTGATCCACCAGGCAATGCTCTTTGATAAGCACTACCACTAAGCATGTTTGCTAGAGGTGTTGAATCCTCTTTTACATTAGACGACGAATAAGGTTTTGGACTTCGTGGACCTTTAGTCCTAATATTGAATAAAAGATCAGTAAATTTATCTCTAATAAATCCCTTTAATTTTTTGGTTTGCTGCTCAAGCTTCTTATCCAGATACTTCTCAATTCCAGATGTACCTCTTAAATCTTGGTATGTTGAAAATCCGTGTGCCATTAGTTTTTAGCCGCCTCTTGTGCTTTTTTGACTTGTTCCAAATGCTGCATTAGAAGACTGGTATAAACCTGTCTCTCCCATGGCATCATATTTTCAATCTCAGTCAAAGAGTATTTATGATGGTGCATCAAAGCAAAGTTGGTTTTATAATACCCCTCTAGCGTGTTGTGAAAGAGGGCTATCCGAAAAAATTCGTTAATCCAGTAATTATAAACTCTGATTCTTTACCTGTATTTGGATTTGTGACTGAAAATGTATGTTCCAATCTAGGAATATTCTCAAAGAATTCTTGAATTTTCTCAAACTGTGTATTTGTCAATCCTTCTACAAATTGAACAAATTCCTTTTTGGTAGTAGTAGAATTATCATATACATCCTCTTTGTCAAATATTTGATCAATACATCCAGCAATAATTTCAAGTACAGCATCTGTAGATGGATCTTTACCCATAATAGATCCACTGATAAATTCATTCCAAGCAGGATACTTCATAATGACACCTAACTCATCAGATAACATAATTTTAGGATTTGATTTTTCTGGCTTAACAACCCCAACTTGAGTAAGATTCATTTGATAAGTAACTTGCGTTTTTTCATCATCTTTGCAAGTTACCTTCATATCTACAATTTCACCAATAGAAACAGCACGAATTTGAAGGAAAATATACTCCAAATCAAACATTGCCAAATCTTCTAGTTTCACTCTTGATTGAATACAACCCTTCAAGAGAGCTTTTACCGATTTTTCAATTTCTTTTTCATCCTGTGATTCTAATGAAAGTAAAAGCAATTTCTCCTCTTTTACTACAAAAGGACGATATTTAATTTTTTTCCCGTTAGAAGGAATTGTCAGTTCATAAGTAGGTAGAACTACCTGTGGTAATACCATAATATTTACTCCAAGGTCATATTTATATTTAGCGACTTTTTCAGCGAAAAATTTGCCGAGTAAATTTTCCGAGTTTTATGGAATTGAAAATCCGAATTTGCTACACGGTTACTGGTATATTATCAGCAAAATCAGAGTTGAGTAGAGTTCCATCCCTAGGACCAGTTCCTTCTCGTTCAATCTTTTTAACTTCACCCTTTTGAACATTAGTAATATTTCTTATATCTCTATTAACCATTTGATGTCTCTCATATTTAAAGTTGACTGTCAATCTAGTAATTTGAGATGATCCAAATTGAAGAGGAACTGCATCAATAGAATATGGCCATGCATTTTCTAAAATATAAGTAATTGGTTTTCTTTGATCTGCTCCTTGTGGTCCTGGTTCAGCTTTTGTAATTTTTATCTCGTGAGCATACTCACTCCTATATTGTAATCTAGTAGTTCTGTTCTTAGCAGATATACTCAATTCATTACTATGAATTGAACCACCATCATCTTTAAAAATTTTAGCATACCACTTATTAAAATATTTAAGTAGTGATAAATTAGCATCCAGCATAAAAGTTAACTGAATTTCTGTGTATATCCTAGTATGTGGGTAATCTACAGAACCAATACCAGTAAGAACACCATTTTGAGTTCCAGTAGCAGTGTTTACATTTGGCAATTGTGCTTCATCACACAAAAATAACATAGCTTCATTTTGATCTAATGAATCAGCAACAAAACCACTCTCAACAATAAAATTTGTTGAGGTAGACATTCCACCATTTTTACTCACATATGCTAAGAAAGAACTTATGCTACTACGATTTTGTATTGCCACACTAAATAACTATGTTGGACTAACTATATTTATGGCGTACTCTGGGTATTTTAAGCCTAAGAACCCAAAGAAGTACCGTGGCAACCCGACAAATATTGTTTATAGGTCGCTATGGGAACGAAAGTTCATGGTGTTCTGTGACAATAACCCTAGTATATTACAGTGGGGTAGTGAAGAAGTTATCATACCATACAGAGCTCCTGATGGTAAGGTAAGACGATACTATCCTGACTTTTATATTAAAGTTCGTGAGAAGTCAGGAAAAATCACGAAGTATATTATTGAAGTCAAACCCAAAAAACAAACAAAACCACCGAATGAGAAAAATAAACGAACTTCCTCATATCGTAATGCTGTATTAACATACGCAAAGAACCAAACTAAATGGTCTGCTGCTCGTGAGTATTGTGAGGATAGGCAGATGAATTTCTTAATACTAACCGAGGATCATTTAGGAGTATGAAACAATGGCAACAGGATTCGCGTCCGTCCAACGCAATGCAACAAAACAGGACTCAGGATATCAAACATTATTTGAAAGAATAACTGCTAGAACAGGAGGGCAACAGAAAACACTCTCTTGGTACCTATCTGCTGTAAAAGCAGAAGCTAGTTCATACAAGAAAAATTTTAACAAGTATATTTTAAACGAAAAAAGTGATAAAGTTGGTGCTGTAAAAGATCAAGACGCTAACGAACTCAGAAGATATGTGGTACAAGGTCACATGTATATGTTTGAGTATAAGGCAAAGATGAAATATCTTCCTTATTATGACAGGTTTCCTTTAGTATATGTGATAAAGACTTTAGGAAAGGGTGAATTCTGGGGTGCAAACCTACATTACATGACACCAAAGAAAAGAATACAAGCTACAAGAAAATTAATGCAAGGTAGAATTGACATTCCTAAGAGATGTTTCCATAAATATCTATCAGCACATGTTGATACTCTGTATCTTGATCTTGCTCTAGTAGAGTGGGATACTGCTATTCTATTACCCACTGAAGATTTTGTAAAAAATATGAACGGTATGATGTTCCCTATAGATAAAGAAACTGTTTGGAACGATACTAATGAAAACTTTTACGATAAAATCAGAGGGCAAAGAATAGTAAAGGGTTATGGAACCAAACAATCTAGAGAGATGTCACGATAATGACCCAACAAGTAAGAAAACCTGAAGGTGAACCAAAATTTAATGGTGAAATAAGAAAATCATATGATTGGCTCAATCAAGGTGATGAATATTGGAAATGGAATGGCAATGATTGGGAACTAGCAGGAGCTCAGTTGGCATGGTGGAATGACAAACCAGGTGTCTTTACTGATAGGGAGGGATGGAAAGAACTTACTGCGGAATATAAACGACAACAGTCGCAGAAGGTTGCGGATGCAATTACAGTTACAGCAGGTAAGATTCCAGCAGCAAGTGTCACTGCTTTAACTCAAACTGCATTAAGATATCCATCTGCTGCACCAATTGATAACGCACATGATTATGTGACATTTCAATTTTATAAGTACGCTCCACCCTTTAGAAAAAGGCAGACTGGCAAAGGTGATATAAAATCAGATGGCAAAGAAGATACTAACAGGAAAGAGGATCTTAAGTTTAGCGGGTATGATTATAACCAAGCTAGTAAAGAAGAAAATCAATACACAAAGAAAACTAATGCACCACCAATTGTTTTATACATGCCAGAAGATATATCAACTGGTTTTAGATCTAACTGGACTGGAAAAGCATTTGGTAACTTTGCCACTAATGCCTTAATGACTGCTGGTGCTGAAGGTGGAGTAGATCAATTAAAAGCTGCATCAAATACAGTTATCAAGCAGATGCAAAATTTCATTCCTATTACTGGTGCCAAAGCATTAGCAAAGGTAGTTAAAACAATTGGTGGTGATTCTATTGATGTCAATGATATTACTAGTGGTATGTCTGGTGCTATCCTCAACCCAAACGTTGAAATGATGTATGGTGGTGCTGATCTAAGAAACTTCTCACTCAATTTTAAACTAGTTCCAAGAAACCAGACAGAGGCAGGTGATATCAATCAAATTTGCAACGAATTTAAAAAAGCAATGCTACCAAAGATGGATCCTGGTGATGTTCTGGGTTCTAATAATTCAGGAACTTTTGCAGGGTTTATTGGTGTTCCTGATTTATGTAGAGTTGCTTTTATGCATGGAGGAAATGAACATGAAGCACTACCAAGATTTAAAATGTGTGCTATTACTTCGGTAGATGTAAACTACACTCCAGATGGTGCATATGCTACATACTTTGATGGGCAACCAGCAGCAGTTCAATTAACTGTTAGTTTTCAAGAAACAAAACTGGTATTCTCTGAAGAAATTGGTGGTAAAGGAGGTATAAGATAATGTATTTTTCTATCATTCCAAATGTCTCATACGATGAGAAACCAATTAGTTATCCATTTTCAGAATCAGATTTTGTTGTAGCAAAAAATTTCTTTCGTAGATATAAAATCAATGATGATATATTTTCTAACTTAGTATTGTTTAGAAAATATAGTATCATGGAAGGGGAAAGACCTGAGACTTTAGCTCATAAAATATATGGAAATGTGTTTTATGATTGGGTAATTCTTTTGACTAACAACATGGTCAATGCACAATACGATTGGCCATTGAATAACTATGAACTCTATAAAACATTAGAATCTGAATACGATGATCCATATGGAGAGATACATCACTATGAGACTGCTGCAATAGGACAGTATGGTGCTGGTCTACATGTAGATGAGACATTTTATAATGGACAACATAAAGTAAACATTGATGGTACTATCACATTAAAAAACGGTAACGAGATTTGTAGTCCCATTACCGTTGCGGAATATTATTCTAGAGAGAATGAAAAGAAAAGAGAAATTTATATTCTCAAAAAAAGTTATCTAAGATCCTTTGTTAATGATTTTAGAAAACAAAATATATACCAGAAGTCTGGTAATTATATCAATCAAAGATTAAAGAAAACTGGTTGACTTTTTCGGGCAAAAATTTGCCCGAATTTTTTTTCCAGTTTTATAGAATTTAATAATCAGAATCGGAATCACAAGCATCAGGATTTGTCCTGAAATATTGTTGTGCCCATCCATGCACATCCATATCTTTATATAAATGTGCTGAGGTATGAAGACCTTCAATCAAAGCTAAGATTCCTATCAGCATGACTGGAAGCATCCATAATGGAT